CCGTAACAAATGGTACTGTTGTAAGAATTATAGGATCACAAGGTGATGCCCCTACAATAGAAAGAGCACAGTCTATACCTAAATCAGGTAGTATAAATGTAGATACCCAAATATTAGGTGTTGCAACTCATAATATTGAAGATAGTAGTTTTGGATATGTAACAACACAAGGTCTAGTTCGAGGGTTAAACACAAATGCATTTAACGATGGTGAAACACTATTTGTAGGAACTGGATCAGCAGGTGTATTACAAAACATAGCCCCTCCAGCACCATATGAAATTATTCCTATAGGGGTATGTGTAAAAGCTGGGCCTGGGAGCAGTGGTATCATATATGTTGCTGTACAACAACCACTCGACTTTTCAGATTTAAGCTCTGCAGAAAAAACCGGCACTTACAGTTATGGTGATTTGTGGACTTATGTTCCAAGTGGGTCTTTTGGTGTATGGAGGCATACTAACCAATTAAGTGGGTCATACGGAATAACAGGATCGTTAATAATATCATCTTCAAATAATACTAATGATTTCCAAGTAGGCTCAAACAAATTATTTGTGTCTTCCTCTGGTAATGTTGGTATTGGAACTACTACTCCTCTGAATAAATTTTCAATATCAAGCACTACTAATGATCCTATACGAGCTACAGTAAGTAGTGATGCATTATATAACAGAATACTATTCCAAAAACCATCACAAACATGGTCTGCTGGTGCTATAGATACAGGCGACTTTGCAATTGCAGATGAAACAGCTGTTGTATATAGATTTAGAATTTTTTCTGGATCATCAAATATTCAAATTAATCCTAACGGTACGGGATCGGTAAGTATTGGAACAACAGTACTCGGATCAGCTAAACTTCATATCAACAACACAACTACACAGAATTCATTACTAATAGAAGATGAAACTAACCCAGATGCAACACCATTTGTAATCGATCGATTCGGTCGTACCGGTATTGGAACAACTACTCCAACAGCGGTGTTACATGTTAGCGGCAATGCTGGTTCTGTTCGATATGAAGGTGATAACCACGTATATCAAGAATATTTCCCACAAGGGATATCAGCCGGTAGATTTGGTTTTATTGGGTATGAAACATCTGGTAGTACATCGTTAAATTTTTGGAATGAAGTATCAACTGGGGCAATTAGATTTGGTACTGAGAATACTACTAGAATGTTTATATCTAGTTCCGGTAACGTCGGTATTGGCACACAAACACCAACCCAACCATTACAGGTTGCTATTAGCGGATCGTCAACAATCGGTGGTACTAGTTTATCAGGTTCTGCATTATTAGTTGGCACAATTAATAACGGTATTGGTATAGATAATAATGAGTTGTACAGCGCAGGTAATGAGTTTATTATAGGAACTCTAGGAAGTAATAACATATCATTTAGACCAAACAGTACACCTAGAATGGTTATCTCTTCATCAGGTGATGTGGGTATTGGTATTACAATACCGACTGCTAAACTTCATGTAAATAATTTAAATGCCGGTAACTCCTTCTTAGTAGAAGATTCTACAAATCCTGATGCAACACCATTTGTAATAGATAATACAGGTAATGTTGGTATTGGTAAATTAACCCCTTCCACAACATTAGACATTTCAGGATCTGTAATTATTACAGGATCATTTGATGCATCATCATACCCAAACAAGATTATAGCTATAACAGAATTAACTAGTAGTACTTTAGTTACCCATACCGTTGGAACTACCAACTTTACAGCTATAAACTTAAATAGTGATGGAACAAATAGATTTGCTAAAGCATCTTTTATTGCCCCTTTAAGCGGAAGAGTTGAAATATCTATGGAATTTGATATGACCATAGTTAACTCATCTGCAGTTCAAATGGTTGGTCTTCATAATACATCTTCTGCAACATCTACCCCATCAGAAGGATGGTATAGAGTAAACGCTGATAATGATTCAACAAGTGGGCAATTCTATGCTAAGTTTATAGAAACAGGATTAACTCCTGGAACTGCATATAACTATTACTTTATGGGAGTATGCGATTTTTCAGGAAATACTATTAGAACTTCTCGCATACAAACTGGAGCATACGCTGCTAGTTCAGATTTACCATCTCCTTTAAGAATATATGTTTACGATTTAGGAAGTGCATTAATATCAACAAACCCATCATCATAAAAATAAACAAAAAATGGAAACAGTTACAGAAAATAAAGTTTTAACCCAAGAAGAGTTACAAACGTTAAACACAATCCAAGAAGAAACACAAGCTCTAATTAACGAGCTAGGTGAAATTGAACTTATCAAGTTTCAACTTGAAGAACGACGAGAAAGAGCTAAAACTTTTTTAGCTGGAGTATCTCAAAGAGAACAAAATTTTACTCAATTAGTTTTTGAGAAATATGGGAGAGTTAATCTTAACCCACAAACAGGTGAAATTACATCATCCCTATAATATTTATAATTAAATAGTAAATGGCACAAGAAGTATTGATATCCCCAGGAGTTTTAGCAATTGAAAATGATCAATCGTTTATCACCACACAACCTGTACAAGCTGGAGCAGCAATTATAGGACCTACAGTTAAAGGACCTGTAGGAATTCCAACTATTGTAACAACATATAGTGAATATTTGAATAAATATGGAGATACATTTTTAAGCGGTAGTCAAAAATATTCATACTTTACTTCTATCTCAGCATATAATTATTTCCAAAACGGAGGTGCTTCATTGATTGTAACTAGAGTTGTTAGTGGGAGTATTCATTGGAGCCCTGCTACTTCTTCCGCTATTTTAACTACAGGTTCATTAAATGCCTTTGTTTTAGAAACATTGTCTGAAGGAGAAATTATGAACAGTACAAGCCCACTAAATGCGGATGGTACTTTACCTTCAGGATCTTCGGATAATTTTAGATGGCAAATTGTTTCACCAAATATCAACACAGGAACATTTTCACTATTGATTAGACAAGGAAATGATTCAACAAACTCACCTTCTATTCTAGAATCATGGGGTCCATTATCATTGGATCCATTATCTTCAAATTATATTGAAAGAGTAATTGGTAACCAAGTTGAAAACGTAAGAAACGATGATGGATACTATATCCAATTATCTGGAAGTTATAGAAATGCTTCAAGCTATATTAGAGTAAAACAAGTTAACATTACCACACCAAATTACCTAGACAATTCAGGTAACCCAAAATCACAATATACAGCATCTATTCCAACAGCCGCTAGCGGAACATTTGGAGCTGCATTTGGTTCAAACCTACCAAACGGTACAGGTAATTACTATGAAAGCATTAGTGATGTGGATTCACAAGGTATCCCAGCATCAGAATATACCGATTCTATTTATTTGCTTTCCAATAAAGATGCATATAAATTTAATTTCATTACAGCACCTGGGTTAGTATATGATTTTAATGGATTAGGTGGTAACCACACATCTACACTAAATCTTTTAAATTCTGTTTGTAGTAACAATGGAAATTCAATGGTTGTTTTGGATGTTGTAGGGTATGGTCAAAACACAGGAAATGTAACAACAATATCAACAGGTATTGATAACTCATATGCCGCTACATATTGGCCTTGGGTTCGTACAATTGATCCGGGAACAGGTCAACAAGTATGGGTACCTGCTTCAACAATGATTCCTGGTGTATATGCATTTAACGATAATGCTGCTGAAGCATGGTTTGCACCTGCTGGAACAACACGTGGTTTAATGCCTACAGTAATAATGGCTGAAAGGTATTTAACTCAAGGAAACAGAGACACGTTATATGAAGCAAATGTAAATCCAATTGCAACGTTTCCAAATGTTGGAGTTGTAGTATTTGGGCAAAAAACATTACAAAAGAGAGCAAGTGCACTCGATCGTGTAAACGTTAGACGTTTGTTAATTGAACTTAAAAATTACATTACACAAATTGCAGATACACTTGTATTCGAACAAAACACAGTTGCAACGCGTAATAACTTCTTACTCCAAGTTAACCCATATTTATCATCAGTTCAACAAAGAAACGGTTTATATGCATTTAGAGTAGTTATGGACGAGACAAATAATACACCTACAACAATAGACAATAACCAATTAATAGGTGCTATCTATTTACAACCAACCAAAACATCAGAATTCATTTATTTGGATTTCAATGTATTACCAACTGGAGTTTCTTTTGGATAAAAATAGTTTTTAACAAAGAAAACAATATTTATAATAAAATAAAAATATAATATATTAAAATGGCAAATTTCTCAGTATCCCCTGGAGTAACCACAAGCGAGATAGACAACACATTTTTAACAGGACAACCTGTACAAGCTGGTGCAGCTATAGTTGGACCTACAGTTAAAGGTCCTGTTGAAATCCCAACACTTGTTACTTCATATGCAGACTATGTAAACAGATTTGGAGATGTTTTAATGAGTGGAAGTAATACATACTCATATTTAACATCAATTTCTGCATACAATTACTTTCAAAATGGAGGAACTTCATTAATTGTTGCTCGTGTTGTAACAGGTTCATACTCAGCTGCTACTAGTTCAGTTGTTTCAAATTACATAAATGCTGCTTCATCTTCATTTGCTCTTGAAACTATCTCTGAAGGAGTTATCATGAATAATGGTGGTGCTGAAGTATCTAGCTCATTAGTTTCTGGCTCAAAAGATAACGTTAGATGGGAAATTACAAACTCAAACACTGGATCTGGAACATTTAATGTATTGATTAGACGAGGAGATGATAAAAACAGTAACAAAGCTATTCTTGAAACATGGAATAACGTTAGTTTAGATCCAAACTCATCTCGTTTCATTTCTAGAGTAATTGGTGATCAAGTAGTAGAATATAGTTCAACAACAAACCAAATCGAAATCACTACAGGTTCATTTGCTAACCAATCAAGATATGTACGTGTTAAAAATGTAACACCTACACCAAACTATTTAGACAATAACGGACAACCAGTTGCAGCTTACACAGCATCTCTTCCAATCAATGGATCAGGTTCATTTGGTGGAGCTACGGGTGATGTAAAAGGAGGAGCTAATTTCTATGAAGCAATCAATTCTTCAAACACACAAGGATTAACAGCAGGATGTTACGATAACATGGTTAATTTGTTAGCTAACAAAGATGACTACCAATTCAATATCTTATCTACACCAGGTTTAATCAACGAACACCATACAGCAACTATTTCAACAATTATCACTAACACAACAAATAGAGGAGATAATTTATATGTAGTTGATATGGTAGATTACAGTGGAATATTAGGAGATGCAGTAACGCAAGCAACAAGTAGAGATACTTCATATGCTGCTACTTACTGGCCTTGGGTTCGCATAGTAGATCCGGGAACAGGAAAACAAGTATTCGTACCTGCTTCAACTTTAATCCCAGGAGTTTACGCTTACAACGATAAAGTATCTGCTCCATGGTTCGCTCCAGCGGGTATTAACAGAGGTGGATTGTCATCAGTGATTGCCGCTAAATCTAAATTATCTCAAGCAGATAGAGACGAATTATATTCAAACAATATTAATCCAATTGCTACATTCCCAAGAACAGGAGTATCTGTATTTGGACAGAAAACATTACAAAAAGGTGCTTCTGCTCTAGATAGAATTAATGTAAGAAGATTGATGATTGAATTGAAAGCATATATTGCACAAATTGCAGATACATTAGTATTCGAACAAAACACAATTACAACACGTAACAATTTCTTATCTCGTGTAAATCCATACTTAACTACAATCCAACAAAAACAAGGTTTGTATGCATTTAAAGTGATTATGGATGAAACAAATAATACACCTGATGTGGTAGATAGAAATCAATTGATTGGTCAAATTTACGTTCAACCATCTCGCACAGCAGAATTTATAGCACTTGACTTTATCCTTCAACCAACAGGAGCAACATTCC